GCCATTGTGTATTATCAGGTGCATCTTTTCGTTTGTCTGTAGTTGCAAAGGTAAAGATAGCATACTTACCTCCGTTAGAAGTTGTCTTGATATCAGGGTCAATTCCGGTATTACCTATTAGTTGTACCTCATTAAGACTTGCCATTTGATATTCTCCTTTCTGCATCAATTACTGCAAAGTGTTCTTTTGTTTTTTCAATGTATTTATTGTTATCAAACAGACCAAGAAAGACATCTGCTGACATACCTAAATGACTAAATGCTTTTGTCATAGCATCTGTCATTGCTTTTTTAGGTGCTTCATCATCAAGCCCACCATTTTTTTTATACAAAGATTGTACAGAAGATACCGGGCCATATTTATACCATTGTTTATCTAGCTTTGTGGCTACACAATATCTAATAGATACTTCTGCAAATACACATTTATCTGTGTAGGTATAGTTTACGTGATATGACCACCCTTGACCTACCGGGCCAAACAAATCGGTCATCATCATAATCTGATACATTGGGTCAATAGTAGTAAGTGTTTTACCACCAAACTTTGTAAATGGTTTAGTATATTTAGGATTAGTTCTACCTAATGTTTTCCAAATATCCATATTAGTTTTGGTTGTTTTTGTCATTTATTCTCCTTTCATTTTACGAATTGACAAATGGTTTGCCTTGTTTCGGGCTATTTGGAGGCCCGAACCAGAGGCAAACCTACAGTTATTAGGTACAATTTCTTTTAATTGTTTGCCTAAATCTTTATGTAAATCATGAGTGTCTTTTGTAGAACACCATTCTGTAGCTAGTGAAGTGAATTGATTGTTTTTCTTTTTGTCAAAGTCTATTGAAATCATATTATCCAATATAATAGATTTAGTATGTTTGTGTTCTTCCATATCTCGTGAAGGGATAATATCTTTGTCTAACATTTGTTTGAATTTATCAGTTTGTTTAATGAGTTCATTCATGTATTTTAAATCTTGGCTGACTTTACAATATTGATAATCAAAGTTACCAAAGAATACTGATAGATAAATAAATTCTATATTAGATATATACATATAATGATGCAACTGCGCATAGTATGTTTCTACAACTTTTTGTATGGTATTGTTTTGATACGTATGTTTGCACTCAAGAGGCACCCAATTTTTTGTAGGTGTTTTACAGATACCATCATAACTAGCATGACGCCAATCTAATTTGTCAGGAAACTGAGCATCAGACCAACGATATTTGCTGACTGGCATATTACTTTCGTGTTGAAAGAACATACGATTTAATTCTTCTGTTGCAATTCCAATTTGTACTGCAACTTTCCAAGATAAATCTTCAGGTTTTTCAAATCCTTTGATTTCATTGTAGAGATTGTACCAATCTCCTTTCATAATTCTAGTGGCATCACTACCACCGATAGTGTTTTTTCTTTTATACATGAGATTAACTCCTTTTATTGTTATTATATACTAGTATTGTACCTTTTTTGTCGCCATTCTGCAAACAACAAATAGGTTTTGTGAAAGTTATGTAGCCACAGTTTGTGGCGTTCATAGTCAGGTTCCATTACATCAAGAAATTCTTTAGGTAATGGTAATCGTCGCCATTTAGTTTCGGCAATGATTTTTTCTGTATTGTGTGTCAATACAAATTCTGGAAAGCGACTGAGTATTTTGATATAAACACTTAGTCCAAGTTCATTAGGTACATTGCAACTGAATGTAGAAGCAATAGTTTCTAATACCATACCTACAGTTTTTGTAGGTGCAGGTTGCATTTTGTCATACCAAGATTTGATTTTATCTAATACTTCTTCTAAATAAAAAGAAGCGGCATTAGTAATTGCATCAGTCCTTGGTTTGTGTTTTAAGTCGTAGGTTAGTAACATTAGAGATTCGTGCACGTCTTTCTTGAATCCCCTCGGTACTGACGACCAAGTTGCTTTCCGTATTTTTTCGTGCATTGGCAAATTTGTGTGCTCGTCTGAGCCAGTTTCTGAAGGAAGCGTGCCAATCGCTTTTAATTGCTCCAGTTGATTTGTAATAGTCAATAAAGATTTCTCGTTCTTGGTTATAGTCATAGTGTTCTCCGTAAGTTTTGGTTATCCAGTCTTTAGTATATTGGCAAGGTTGATACTCTATTGAGATGGTAGTCTTGCCGTGGAGAATAGTAAGCGTTGTACCTAATGCAACACACCAGTCTAGTAGTAGTTGGGCATTAGGTATTTTCTTACCACACTCCCAAAGACTTACGGACGATTCCGCCACGCCTATCCTGTCGGATAGTGCACGGCTACAAAGCCGTAAGTCTTTACGCACCTGTGCTAGTTCACGCACTAGCTCCTTGTAGTTCACTTGTTTACCTCACTTTCTATCTATATTTACAGTTGGTATTATTGGCCCTATATACATATATTTTGCATACTGAATTGCTTTGCCAAATCTATTTACATCATTGACAAGTTCTGTATTAATATGATGTTCTTTGCGTAGCTCAAAGATTATAGCACTAAGTCTAAAGGAAGCAAATAAATCTAAAGCTTCCATTGGATTAATGTGTCCATGTTCACGCAAATGATTTAAGACAGATTGTTTTTGACTCATATTATGCTCCTATAAATATTGATTGAGGTGATGAAAGTGCTTTAGCTACTTCATCTTCTCTACGTTTTTGTGTTTTGTGATTACCTACATGAGTAGCCCAATGGGTCATAGTATTGTATACTGCCCATAAGTTTTCACCAAGTGTTGACCTTTCTTTAATATACTGACGCATAAGTTCTTCAAACTGAAACATATTCCAAGGCGTAGAAGATGTGCTTCGTGTAAATGTTTTACATAATGTTTCTTTGAAAAAAGATTGAACTACATGGTCTTGTACATCTGTAAGTGCATACATTTTGAATGTACCTTCTTGGTCGTTGAAGTAATCAAAACCGTCAATCATTTTTTGTTTTACACAATCAATAGATACTTTAGTTGTATGTTTGTATCTTACCTTTGTAGCTGTTGCAGGTGTAGTACAGCCATTGAGGCACCAAAGTCGGAGGCCATCTGCAATAGATTGAAATGCCCAAGATTGGTCATAGCTATTGAAAAAGTTAATACGAAATGCTACAATGTCATCTAGTTTTGGTTGTATTACAAGGTTTTTGAAAGTATATGACCCTCGCATTTTTGCGCCGTTGTCGTATACTTTGACCTTGTAATCAATATCTTCTGAATCAATAGACTTGTTCAATGTTGCTAACATTTTATCCACACTTGATTCAATCGTATTGACTACAGTATTGTGATTGATAGGTTTGTATTTACTTCCGTGAATACCCAACACTTGACCGGTATCGGTACGTACACAAGCACGTGCCAAGTCTTTAGGTACTTTGTAGTTATCTTCGCCAACTTGTCCTTCTGTATTGATGGCTTCAAGTTCTACCATTTCTACAGGAAAGTCATAGTCATTTTTGCTTACAATGTCTAACATATTTATCTCCTTGTTAGTTTGGTGTGCCTTGCTTGTGTAGGTGAAGGCACTTAACCTTAGATGTTTTTGTTTGTTAGTCGTCAAGTAGGTACAAATTCCAAAAACCTATTCATAGTGAGTTAGTGCACATTAAATGGTACGCTTTTTACAGCCCTCCTCTGCACTAATCGTACTAAGAATTCTTTGTACAAATATCATAACAACTTTCGCATAAGTGATGATATTGATTGTAAACCTGTGGATTATGAGTTTGAAAAAAATACATCTCTTTGCTATTGAAATGATTTTTACAATGGTCGCATTGCATTGTTATGATTTTTTCTTCATCATCTTTCATATACATAATCCTCATTTTCATATTCTTTTGCTTTTTTATTTGTAATAATTTGATAATCCCATTCACCATAATCGCATATTTCATCAAGTGTTAATTCGAATATATCTGAATCATTGTTATCATCATCAATACCTTCCCAATCAACTGAATGATATTCACAAAGCTGCAATCTTAATTCTTCTTGTGAATTGTAAACTCTATCTTCAAGTGCTCCTTGTTTATCTATTCTTAATATTTTCATTTTGATTTCTTTCAATAGTTTGTTCTACTTTTCTTTTAGCACCTTCAATGTCATAACCTTCTTCTAAAAATTGTTCAAATAAGTTTTGTAAATAATTATGTTGTGTTTTTTGTAACATTTTAATACTCATCAGTATTCTCCAAATAGTTGTCAACAGATTGTAATGCTTCTATATTTTCACGCATTGCTTTTGTTTGATTGAGGTTACTCATCTCACGAATAATACCTCGTAATTGTGTACTGATTTCTTGTTTTAGACTAGCCATTTTTTGTTCTTCAACTGCAATAAATTGCTCAACGATAAATATCAAATCATCTGTTTTGACATGAGTACCGCTTTGGGCAATACGTTCTAGTGGTTGTTTGTATCTGTTATTCATGGTTGTTCCTTTGCTGATTGTGCTGTTTCATACATTTCCATTGCTGTATCAAGACTAATATTAAGTAACTTACAGCCTGTTTTAACTTCACGTAAAAGTTGTGCAATCTTTACATCTGTTACATTATCTGTTCGTGTAGCTAATGAGTAATTAACATGAGTTTGATAATCTTCAATAGCCGATATTAGTTTTTTTGTTATTAATGGAATACTTTTTTTAGTTAGTTTTATTTGCATTTTTATCTCCATATAATGTTAGTTTTTCAAATTCATCAACCATGTGATTAACTTTTTTCATACTGATATCCCATGATGCTTTTGTGTATAGATTGTTTTCTATATGCAGAAGCATGAGTTTAGTAGTTGCAAA